TCTGGCATGTCGGTTTTTATCCGTGTCGGTGGTTAATGTCAAGCAGTGCGAATGAATAACTCGTCGAAAAGGTTCTCGATGAGCCGAGATTGCGCCTGAAAGCCGGCAAACTCATCCGGCTGGCATCGCCGCAGCTTGCTGTCCAACTGGGTCAGCCGCAGCTGCAAGAGCTGCCGGAGCGACCACAGCCCCTGTTCCTCCTTGCTCGCCCTGATCCGCCTGACTAGCTCCGCCTCCACCTGCCGCTGCTGCGCTGTTTGCGCCGCCCCCGACACCCCCTGCATTGGCACCACCTGCGCTGCTATTTGCTCCGCCATCATTACCCCCTGTCAACTGGTTAGGACTGACCTGATCCGGGTTCAAACCCTTCTGCATCGCGTCCAAAATCACGTTGGCCGTTGTCGCCTCGGCCGCCGCACTATTCTTGCCCGCCTGGGACAAGTCTTTCAGCGCGCCCGCGAGAATCTCGCGAAGCTGCGCTTTGAAAAGGTCTTGCTGCTGTTGCTGCGCCGATTGCTGCTGCTGCGCCGTGTCCGCATCGATCTGGTCGCACTTGGCGTCGTCGTAGACGATGTCCTCCACGTCCAGATCACGCACGCTCACGCGCTCGCGCACCAAGTTGCGCATGCTCACATAGGGCTTTTCGCCATCGGTGAGCGTCTGCGCGAAGTTATCCAGCTGGATGCCCAGCACTTCCTTCGCAATCAGGCTGGTCGCGCCGCGCGGGACCGGCCGGAAATCGCCCTTGATCGCCGGGTTCGTGTTGAAGTGCCGGTTAAAGACAAGCAGCGAATAGATAACGGACTGCGTGAAATTGTCGAAGTTGCGCACCACGTCCTTGAAGGGCAATGCCGCATCGCCGCGTAGCATCGACGCGCCGGTGGCCGTGCGAAACGGCTCGGACGGACCTTTGCTCATATCGCCGCCGGTGGCCGCCGACACGAACGTTTCCTGGTCAGCGAAGCCTTGGAACATGTTGGCCAAACTCTGCATCTGCTCCAGGTGCATCGGGATTTCGATCGGCCGTATCGCCGGGTACTGGGCGGTGGCCGGCGAGTCATCATCGCGGTGGATGATCATGTCCGGATTGATCACGGTCAAGTCCTGATCGAGCCGCAAGAGCGCGTCATTGACCTCGAACACACGCTGCACCGCGCCGTTATCGAGCGCCATGCGCACCGCCGCGCACAGGCCCATCTGCGAATCGCGCATGATGCTCGGCAAGCCGTTGCCCAGCAGGAACGATTCATCCTCTTCGAACAAGAAGTGGTGGTACATCTGCATCTCGCCCTCGTGCCCGAGATCGCTCCACGGGTCGATGGTGGCTTTCACGACGTAGTTGCCCATGATCCAGATGATCGCGCGCACGTCCTCGGTGAGACGCTCTTCGGGCACCAGCACGCCGCACGCCGCCAGATCGATGCCCGAGACGAAGCCGGTCCACACGACTGCCTCGTACTTCTTCTGCTCGGTGTTGGACGTGTTGATCTGCGAGCCCATCGCGCGCAATTCGGTTTCGAACGCGCGACGCACATAGTTGCCGTTCGGATTCGCGCGAAGGAACGCGGCCACCTGATCGGCCATGAAGTCGCTGCGGCTTTTCAACTCCACGACTTGGTGCTTACTCATCACCACGCGCTCGTACTGCCCGTCCATCTGATTGAAGGTTTTCGCGCCCATGTCGGGGTAATAGTCCCAAAGCGACACGAATTCAAGCAGCGGGCGCAGCGCCGTGTACTCCACAGCGGTGAGCTTGCCGTCGCCGCTCATTTCCCAGCGCCGGGCCTTCACCTCACGCACGAACGGGCCTTTGAGCACGCCCGCGCCGTACTGCACACCGCTCATGAGCACCTTGCGGCACAGCGCCACGTAGTCGAGCATGCGCGAGCCGCCCAACTCTTGCAGCTGGTCCTCGATCTCCAACTCCATGCGCCGCGCGCGCTTTTTCGCAAACTCGCGGATCGCCTGCTCGATCACCTCATCGCTTGGCTGCTGCGGCTGCTGGCCCTGACCGATCGCGTCGGCGCTGGGCATACCCTGCGGGTTGGCCGCCGCCATCACCTGATCGAGCACCGTCTGCAAGTCCTCCTGGTCCAAGTCCGGTACCGGGCTCGGTGACACCGTCCAATTCTTGTCGTCGGCCTGAAACAGCAGGTTCATGAGTCGCGAGAGCATCGAGACGCACTTCACGCGCGTGAGCTTCGGGTACGCCTTGGAGCGGTTGGACGCGATCGAGCGCTCAACTTCCGGGTCGTAAATCCCAAGGAACTGCCGGGCGTTGCGCTCCCACTTCAACTCCGCGATGCGCCGATCGCTCTCGTACTGCTTAAAGCGACTGCCCAGTTCGACGCCCAGGCGCTGCATCGCCACCGGGTCGATCGGCGGGGGCTGCGGCACGCTCACCGAACTCGCGACATTGGCCGCATCTGGAGTTGGAGCGGCCGGCGCGGGCGGCACGACAGTCAGCGGAGTTGCCATGTAGTCCTCACTAATTTGAGCGTGAGTCTAGCGCATTGCGTAACTATTCCCAACGGGTTGCCGCGCCCGCATGGCCCCGCGCCCGCCCAGTTTCTTGCCCGCTTTCTCCTCGCCGCGGCGCGCGTGCCGACACAGATACGTGAAGCTGTCGGCGATGTTGGAGTGGATATTCTTGTCCGGCACCTCGCGCTGCACGTCCGTTTTCGACACCGTGTATTTGTATCCACCAACAAGCGCACGGATGAGCTTCACGCACGATGGGTCGATCTCCAGCGCCGGGCCGTCGCCGGTCAAGCGCATCATGTAATACTGCGCGGGGGCCAAGCGGCTGTCGATGTCGTTGTCGGTTTCGTAAGCGACTGCGAAATGCTTTCTCAACTCCGCGATGACGCTTGAGCCCTGCTTGGCCTGCGAGCTACTCACGCTCGACGGGTCCGGAATCACCAGCACCTCCATGTTGCGAAAGCGCTGGTAGAGCAGGGGCTTCAACTTCTCGCTGATCATGCGGTCGGTCGCGTAGTTCTCCAGCGCCAACTCGGCCAGTATCCGAATCTTGCCCACCGTGTAGTCGTACTGCCCGAGCGTCACGCCGCAGCGCATGCCGGGGTCATAGCCGATGAGTAGCTGCTGCGCCATGTTCGGCACCAGCGCTCGCTTGGCCACGTGAATGTCTTTGTTGAACATGGGAAAGACGGGCTTGCCCACGAGCGAATAACCCCACTCGACCTCAATGAACTGCTTGATCCAGTGCTTGGTCTTGCCTTTTTCGAGGTTGGTGTAGTAGTCGCGCTTACCTGGCAGGTTGGCCGTGTTCTCCGCCTCGGGCGAGAAGCCGCTCGGTTGCTTGAAGTACGTCCAGTTCTCGGGCACGGGCTGATCGGGCGGCAACTGGTCGTGCGCCTCTTCCTCCAGCATCGGATACCACCAGTCGCTCTCCATGCCGGGGTTGGATGCGCCCCACATGCCCCAGTTCGTCGCGCCGCCCTCGATCTCCGGGGGATAGCGCCCGCAGCGCGCCGAGAGCGCTTCCACGATCGCCTGCGGCAGCTGCACGAACTCGTCGATGATGGCGAACGTGACTTCCAGCGACAGCACGCGGTCCACGTCGTCGGGCGTATCGAGCGGGCGGAACATGACTTCGCACTCCACGTCGCCAAAGCGCAAGATGAAGTCCTTCGAAGTCGCCTTCCACTTGCCGGCCTGCCCGTCCTTAAACCAGTAGTTGAATGATTTGATCGTCGTATCGGCCAGCTGCGGCGCGGTATTTCGCACCACCACGCAGCGGCTGCGTCTCACGCCGTCAATGGGCGAGGGCGCTTGCAGCTGGGCCATGTAGATGAGCTTGAAAAAGATGCCCGTTGTCTTGCCCGAGCCTACGGGGCCAATGATCCAGTCCAGAAAGAGTTCGCCTTGCCGGTGGTGCATGATGAAATCGCGCACCGTCGGCGGCGGGGTGTATTCAACCGTTGCCATGTTTAATTGAACGTGTCGTCGATCGCCGGCAGATCGGCGTTATTCATGAGCTTCAGGCGCAACGAGCCGTCACCGGGCAGCGCCACCACCACGCTCTTGCCCGCGAGCGCCCAGGCCATGCTGCGCTCGTCGTCGTTGGTGATCTTGATGTCGCTTAGGCCCGTCATGTACATGAGCAGCACGAGCAGGCGCTGGTCGGGATCGGAGTCGTGTTCGAGGATGCGCATCATGGTGGGGTTGCTCCTGGGCTCAGTG